GCCTGCTGCCAAGAGGAGAAGGTGTAGTTGAGCACTACGGCCCCATTCTGGATGCACGCTTTCCAGTTCTGTGCCTTGAAGGTTCCAGATGCGAAGGCCGCATTGAGTTGTCCTACGAACGCCTCGATGGTGGTGGCGTTGTAGCTGATGGTGTAGTCGTGGTTGGCTCCCCAGCTATCACCGGCCTCACGGATGGAAATCACACCTGTGCGGGCCGTTCCGTCGAGGGTGTAGCCGGTGAGTTGGTGCCATCCGATGTTGCCGTAGGCCCTGCTGGCGTTCTCCTTGAAGGCCACCTTGACCTGACGACCTCTACGTCCGTAGACTGCACCGATGGTCTCGTAGACTGACGAGTTGAGAGCTGCAAGGGAGAAGGACTCTCCCTTGATATACTCAACCTTGCCTGTGAGGAGATTGCCGACAACGGCGTCTCCTATCTTTGGATTGTTTGTGATGATGTTCGTGTTCATGATCTTTAGCTGTTAATCCATTTGAGATTGTACTCTCCGTCACGCACTGCAGTGTAGTGACCGCCGCTGGTGGCCGCTGTGTTGATGTACTCCTGACCGAGCATTGACGGCTGACCGTTCCAAGCGAATCCACCCTTGTCCAGTCCGATCCAGTTGTCCGGTACCACTGCTTCCTGAGGAGTGCCTGCGCCGAAGAGCTTCATCGGCTGACCGCCCATGAGCGGCAGCTCGTAGAAATCGATGCGGGTCTGTACATCGGCAAGCAATCCGTCAACATCAGCACGGAGGGTGTCAACTGCGACCTCTGTCACGAAGACATACTCTGTGGTGTTCGCGATGCGCTTTGCCAGGTTGCTCAACTGCGTGCAGATGGATGCTGTGAAGCCGTCACGAAGCACCAACATGGTGAGGTCTGCGTTTGCGGTGTTGTAGCTGACCACGACGGTGAGGTCGGTGTCGTTCTGGAAGTGTGACACGAGACGGCAGTAGCCATCAGCAGGGAGCTCGGCTGATGCGTTCAGGATGGTCATCGGCTGATATGAACCGACGCTTGTCTTGTACTGGTATGGCAGAGCTGCCACGATTGCTCCGGTCTGATCATCTGTGATGGTCTCGCTGACAACGGAGCCTTCCTCACTCAGTTCGTAGGTGAAGGTGTAGGAGTGCTGCTGTCCGCCGTAGGTGGCCACGGCCTTCGAGATGCGACCGTTCTGGTCGTAGGTGTAGGTGTAGTCGATGTTGCGGATCTCCTCCTTGGTGATCTTCTCTGAGAAGATGCAGACGTCACCGCTCATGGTGCCAGGCTTGAAGAGGTACTCGTTGCCCTTCTGAGCGACGAACTCAGCAATCGCCCATCCGGTCTTCGCCACTTTCACGCCGGCCTTGCTGATGGCCACGCCTGTCTCAAGAGCGCAGAGCACGATGTTGGGTCTCGGGCTGTAGTGACCGAGGGTCTTCTTGGTCCTATCCACGTCATCAGCAAATCCCTGACAACGGTCGGCCTGTGTCTTCGCCTCAACTGCGACGGTGTTGGCAGTCTGCGTTGCAGTCTGGCTCTCGGTCTTGAGCCTTGCGAACTCAGTGGCGCGGGCGTTCTCCGCGGCTGTCCTCTGCTGGTCCGCAGTCACACGGGAAGTCTCGGCAGCTGCCCTTGCAGCCTCTGCTGTCTCCCTTGCGTTCTCCTGCGATACGCGCTGACGCTCAGCCTCTGCACGGTGGCCTTCTGCTTCGGCCCTCTTTTCCTCCTCAGAGGCTCTTGAAGCTTCGGCTGATACTCTTGCACTCTCCGAGCGTTCACGCGCCTCCTCGGCCCCTACGCGGCCAGCCTCGCCGTCTTCTGCCCTCTGGGCCGCAGCGTTCGCTGCGTCCTTGGCTTCCTTGACCTTGGACAGGTCGATCGTCAGGATCCACCAGTCGGTGTCAGTCACAGGATGTCCCGCGTTGCCGTCTCGGCGGCTGGTGTATACTCCGGACTCCGTCTGCACGGTGTCGTTCATCGCATACGTCGCGGTCTCACTGTACGGACCACGAGGGACGGGTCCGATTTTGAATTGTAGCTTTACGTTCTCTGACATGTCTTTAGAGTTTTATAGTGAGTATTCCTTCGTCGATGTTGTACTCGAAACGGCTGACCTCAGTCTCCTTGCCCTCGATGGTGAAGACTCCGGTGGCGGCATCATAACTGAAGGAAGGGAAGAGGAGCCCTCCGTCCTTTCCATCCTTACCGTCTTCTCCCTTGTCGCCTTTGTCACCCTTGTCGCCTTTGTCACCCTTGAACTCTCCGGACGCGAGCTTCGCGTTGATGAGCTCCACGAGGTCAACAGCTTCAGCGGTGGCGGCAATACAGGCCGAGATGGCCTCATCCAGGAGAGACGTGTCGACAGCCGACACTTCGAGGTCTACTTGGGTAACCTCCACGGAAGTCTCGCCCTCTTCTGATGAGGTCTCGACGAACTCAACGACAGGGCGGTCATAGGTTGCGGTCTTACCGTCATACACGCAATTGATCACGAGGCGATTCACACCAAGGTATTCCGGCTCGTTCACGCCGTAGGTCACGATGAGAGTGTACTCATCGGCAGGGTCGATGCTGGTCTCAGCGCGGCCCGCCATGATGCCCTGGGAGTCAGCGAAGAGGAAGGCGAAGATGTCCTCGACAGACTTCCAGCTTACCCTCACGTCGTTATCCTTCAGGGTGACGTGCATCAGGAGGTCAGTGCCGGTCCTGACTTTTTTGATTGTTATGTTTGGCATAAGCTTGTGGTTTTATTATTTGTCTTCGATAATGTTCACGGTCATGTCCTCGATGCTGATGTCCGCCGCTGGAGCGCTTATCATTTCCACTTCCATCTCGGACTCGAGCAGATTCCAGCTGAAGGACTCGATGATGTAGAAGATGCCGTTGTAGGAGCTCTTCAAGGCTATCGGATAGTAGGTCTCAGCAGCCGGAAAGAACAGCCTGCCGGAGAGCCTGAGCCTCGGCAGAGCAAAGGACAGCGCATTGTCAAGAGCGAGGAACTCGATGGACCTCGTTGATGCGATCTTCGATGAGCTCCAGTTCAGAATGGGCTGCCCCATGTCGGAGATGATGTCATCTCTCATGAGGTACTGTGCGCTCGTTCCGTTCAGAGCATCCACCTCTATGGTATCAAGAGACTCTCGTGCAGAGTTGTTGAGATCAACGACGCACCGTGTGCTTTTCAGCTGGGCGTCCTGGTCCTGCCTGAGATAGCAAGAGCCCACCCAAACATTCCAGCTTGACGCATGACTCCTGAACTCGATGGTGAGTTCACCTGTAGGGAGGCCATAAAACACCATGCTGAGTTCCTCAATCGGAACGTCAGAGCCGGGAAGTCTTCCTGTGGCACTTGTCGAAGTATCCGCAAGGTCAAAACGTACACTTCCTATCTGGTCGACATTGGTCGTGCTCGCCCACTGATAGGTGACATCGCCCAGGAGATCCGTCACCTTGTTCAAATAGTTGTATGTGCGTCCGTTCTTAACGTACAGCTTCACATATATGCAGCGATCGTCACTTGTTGCTTGGGTCCACTTGCTCAGGGCGCACGCCTTGAATTTCAACTCGTACTTGCTTGTCAGTCCTGTCGGGATGACATCGCCAGTCTGCGTCACGAATCCAGGCCCACGGGTATCAAGATAAACGCCTCGATCGGAACCGTTAAGCTTATACATTGAAGCGTAGCTATTACGAGTCCACTCCAAAAGGATGTAGTAGTCCTCATATGGATCCTCCACCAGGGTCCACTCGAACTCTGGATTGCGTGTCATGGACTCCTTATATCGGCACTCTTCTGATACGACCACTCTGCGCTTTGCAGGCTGCACCTCTGTGGTCATTCTTCCGACAGGCCAGAACCAGCCGTTGTTCACGGACCCGAACTCTCGGATCGGCACGGTGAACGGAGCAACTGAGCCTGTCCAGAACTTGACATTGTTCAGATAGTCCACATTCATCCGTCTGTGTACGGCGAAGTCAGTCTCCCTGAAGATGAACCAGCTCTCATTCCATCTGAACACGGAAGCGTGGAGCATGTCAAGAAGAGACTGAAGGGTGTCATACAGAGTCTTCTCCTCAAAGACACGGCAGTCCATATAGAGGTAGAAAGGCGGAGAGAAGCTCATCGTGCTGAGCACCATCGCCGGGTCTCTGTCTGTCGAGAAGTCGAATCCGGTCTTGCTGAAGATGTACGAGAGGATAGACGACCAGCTGAACTCCGTCTGGTCCAATGTTGTGGTCCCTTCGTGCTCGCGAAGTTCTGCTACAGAGAAGTCGTGGAACTTCAGCTCACCGAGCCCGTCAGTCGCGATGACCTGCACATCGTATGGTGGAGCGACATCCGGTTCACTGTAGAGTTCCGGGCTGACATAACCGACCCACACTGTGGACTGCTCGCTTACATTGATCACCTCAGCCTTCCACTCGTAAGGGTCGGAAGTGTAAAGCTCGGAGAACTCCTGGTCCACGAGACATTCAGGGTAGAGCTCGAGAGACGAGCCCCAGATATTGCCATTCTTCTCGCGACGCAGCACCGGAGCCTGCCCCATCGAGCGCTGAACGCTCACACCTGTATAATCCCTCTTGGAGAGACCGATGTACATGTCGTCACCGTTCGCCGCCTGAAAGCGGAAAAAGTATTTCAGTCCGTATGCCATTATGTCGTGTGATCCTTGCGCTTGTTCTCGTTATTGATGACAGCCACGAGCTGAGAGCCTTGCGCCCTCAGGGTGCCGGTGACTTCCACCTGGATGTTGGACTGCTCGTACAGTGAAGACGAACCTGCGGATGTCGCGTAGCTTGCCTGACTCGCCACGCTGGATGAGGTATTGTAGTTACCGCTTGCCACATTGCTCAGGCCTGCCTTGACCGCTGCGCCGAGGGCCACGAGAGCCACACCGGCAGCGATGGCTGCGTAGCCGTTGAGGCTCTCGAGAGCTGCCTTGATGCCGAGAGTTGCCACTCCCGTAGATATGGCCATATTTCCGACAGTGACCGCCAGCTGACCGAAAGCGGAGATGGCTGCATTTGCGAAGTTGCCCCAGGCGTCTCCGCCGGTGACGAGGTCGCCCACGAGTTCCCCCACTATGGTAGAGGTCTGCTCAGCCACCATCTGCAGGACTGATGTCAGCTGATCTGATATGTCTGTGATTGATTTGTCGTCCAGAACCGGCTTCACCGGGAGGATGATGCCCTTCTCCGCGAGCGGCTTCGCCTGCGTCTGAAGGAGAGAGGTGTCAAGCTTCGGCAGTGCGTTGAGACCAGCCATTGACTCACGCATGGCCTTGATGCGCTCCGTCTCCGCCCTTTCCTTCTCCAGTTCAGTGTTGAGGGTCTTCTCCTGCTTGAGGAGTGCTCTGATCTCGCTCTCCTCCTGCGCCTTGAGTTGGATTGCCTGAGCGGTCAGCTGGTTGGCCTTCTGGACGTCTGCAAAAGAGGAACCGGCAAGATCAGCGGTGAGGCGAGCATACTTCGCCAGCTCTTCCTGGTCTCCTCGCTGTATCTGATACTTCTGATGGATGAGATCCTGAGCTTTGGCATTGGCCGCTGCTCTTGCCTCGATGGTCTCTTCGGAGTCGGCAGCGATGCGCCTCTGTTCCGCAATCTGCGCGTCAAGCTTCGCTATGGTGACGAGATGCTTCGACTGACGCTTCTGCACATCGTAAGCCTTGCTTGCGTATTCTGCAGCCTTGGTTGCTGCAGCGGACGCTTGCTCTCCGGTCTGCTTGATGTCGTTCCAGCGGTCGCCGGACGACTTCATACCGCCACCGTCGAAGATGTCTCCGAGAGCTGACACCGCGAAAGCCTTGACCTGAGTAAAGGCCTCAGTGAATCTCTTCTTGACGGTAGACTCAGCCTCGGCCATGGACTTTCCGACCTCACTGTTGAAGTCGTGGAACGCCTGCTTGTAGGTGTCCACATAAGCCTGAGTCGCCAGCTTAATGTTGGCTCCGTCGATTGTATTAGTGAAAGCCTCGGCCTCACTGTGGAGAAGCTTGAAGCCCGCCACAGCTGCACCGATACCTATTGCTGCGATACCTGTCGCTGCACTTCCTGCGCCTGCGACTATCTTGCCGAGGGCGGCACTTCCCGAACCGCCGACAGATGCCATCTGCTGGCCGAGTCCACGAAACGCTCCCTGGATCTGAGAGACCTGCTTGGTGTTGATGCCAAGGAGGTCGCCCAATTTGCCGATGCCGTCCTCTGATACTTTCTTGAAATCCTTGAGGTCCGCCTTTGCGGACTTCATGCCCTTCGTGAACTGCGAGGTGTCGGCTCCGACATTGACTTTGAGATTTGGGCTGTTACTTGCCATCGATGCGCTCTAAAAATTTGGTTATCTCCTTCTGCCGCTCTTCATCGCTCAGCGACATGAGTCTGCGGACTTCGTCCTCTTCCGTGTGGTCCCACGGCATCGGCCAGAATTTGACCGGGTCTTTGATACGGTCGCTCTTCTTGAGTTGCAGGTTGAAGAGCAGCATCGTTGCGCCTCTGACAAGCTCACCGATGTGGCGGCGGTCGGCATCCTTCTCCTGCTGGTGCGCTTCAAGCGCCTCCCAGAACTCGCCCGGCCTCATGAGATAGAACTCACTGCGCGGGATATGGAGAAGGCCGAAGGCCCAGCCCCGGACCTGACCGAGGGTCAAGACCGGAGCCTCGTCTTCCTGCTTTACTCGTTTTTTGGCTGATCCGTAGACTTCGAGCCCGCCTTGGTGGTCTGCTTGACGTAGATGCTCAGGAACTCAGAGATGACTCCGAGGTCCGACATCTCACCGACCTGCTGGGCTGTGAGATGACTGTCGTGGCTGTCAAGACGCTCGCCCTCGTTGATGCAGGCTGCCATGAGAGCGGCCATGTCGGAAGGCTTGAGCTGCCCGAAGTTGGAAAGAGCGGCCATGTCATCCCTGCCGGTTGCCTCGAAGAACGCCACGAGGGCGTTCCAGTTAGCCTCGACACGGAAGGTCTGTCCGTTGAGTACGATTGTATCTCTCATTATGCGTTCTTCTTGGTGAAGTCGCCAGTCACCTGGAGGTTGAGAGATACGGTGGTGTCAGAGTCGGCTGACGCTGAGGAGTCCTCGGTGTAACCGGTCATGACTGCGTTGCCCTGGTAGGTGTCACCGCCAGTCACGGCATACTCGATGGCTACGACTGCGTCATCGCCTGTCTTGAGAGCGAGCGCGATGATGTCGTCGCGGTCCATCTTGGTGGACTCTGTAGCAGAGAGGATCTCCATGAGCGCTGAGACGGAGAAGGTCACATCATGACCTACGACAGCGACCTGCTTCTTGCCGTTGTCATCCTTGGTGATTGACTCCTTGGTGATAGCCGCGATGTTGAGGCCGTCCTGAGTCCTACCAGCGAGAGTCTTGCCCCCGATGGTGAGTTTGATGTTGTATCCGAGTACCATAAGCTTATTTGTATTGGTTTATTCTGTAGTTCATCTCAATGGCCCAGACGCCCTCCACGCAGTCCTTGTTGACCGTCTGGAGTTCTGCCTGGTACTGGTCGTCCCTCATGCCTGCCTCTATGGCCGCGAGGACTTCCTCCCTGCAGCGGTCGGCTTCGTCGAAGTCGTTGGACACGATCACGAGCTTCAGATCCGAGCTTATCTTGTACACTCCGTCCTTGGTGCGGTGGTACTGCAGGTTCTGGTCATAGGCAGCGTATGGATACGACTCGGTCTCGGCCTCCGAGTAGAAGGTCGGAAGGATTGCTCCCACTATGGATGTAAGCTTTGCGCCTATGCTCTCGTTCATCGTTCGTACAGTTTGTTTTCCTGTTCTTTCAGCGACCTCTCGAAGGCGCTGAGGAATGTCTTCTCAAAGCCTGCGATGGCTCCCTCGAAGAAGTTCTGGTGCATCTGTCCGCCCTTGTTCCTACGGCGCCGCGATGCTGCGGTCTTGTTGTGTTTCACTGGCGTCTGGAACATATGCGCCGGGTCTCGGTGCTGAAGGGTTCCGTAGTTGGCCCAGTAGGCCTTGAACCAGTCGTCAATCTTTGATTTCTTGTTCTGATGTCCGCTCTGCTGGTGGCCGTTGAAGAGGCCGATGCCTACATTGAGCGAGCCGTTCGGTGTGGTCGTGACCTTGGCCTTGGTGAGTTTCTTCCACCTTGCCGGCACTCCCTTCTTGATGTACTTCGCCGTCTCCCTTCCGGCAGCTCGCGCCGCTGTCTTGGAGACCTTGAGAAGGTTTTCCGGAGCCTGATCGAACATACGGGTGCAGTCCTCAAGTCCGGAGATCGTGATTCCCTTGCCCGTGTTTGCCATGCTATCCGTCTATTGCAAAGAGTGTGAGAATGTTCAGAGGTGACACCCTTGAGACAGGGTCGATGCTTCGTATTTCATACGGCTTGCCCTCCACGAGGACGCGCCATCTGGTGGTGAGGCCTGGTATCTTGTAGCAGGAGAGAAGGATGCTCTGTCCGGCTTCAAGGTTTGACTCGCCGATTGCTTCGTCGACATTGCGGTCTACCTTCGCCCAGACTTTGCCCTTGTCCACAAACACCTTGGTCTTCTGCCCCTGACTTCCGATGCGGAGTTCACATGACTGGATTGCCACAAGCGTGTCGAGCTCGCCGATGTTAATCTTGTTCTCCATCGTCATCGCCCCAGCTGCGGTACTGTCCGAGGAGATTTGTCGCCACTGAAGGCAGAGTCTCAACGGAGTCTACCGGATTGTTGAAATACTTCGACGCTGTCAGAAGGATGGCAGTCTTGATGTCCGCCTCAATCCTGTGGCCCCCGCCTACATACACAATCTTCACACGGTCTCCGGTCACACCCTCGGAGAAGATGAGGGTGCGGCCTTTGACGGTGAAGTCTGACACCTTCTTACCATCCACTTCCACCATGGGCGTCCCCATAAGCGGGAAGAACTTGGTGTTGATTTTGTCCAGAAGGATGGATGGTTTGAAGCTGCCGGTGTAGGTGAACTTAGACTGGAGGAGACACCTGCCGATGTGGTGCTCCGCCGACAGTGCCGCTGCCTTCAGGTATGAAAGCAGAAGAGCGTCCTGGTCGGATGAAGTGATACGCAGGTGCAGCTTGAGCTCAGGGAGCCCAGGCTGCATTGCGATGTCGATGATGTCTCTTTCAGTCATGATCGTTTAGGCGATGATGTCCTTGATTGCCGCGAAGCTCTTAGGCTCAGCAACGAGCACGTCGTTCCAAGCGTTGAGGCAGATCTCGATCTCTGCGGTCTTCTTGCTGGTGAATGGATCGACAACGATGTCGAGACCACCCCACTGGCCGATGTAGAGATCCTGGAAGTTTCCGAAGATCATCGCAGAGAGATTTGAGCCTGAGCCCTTGGTGAGGTTAGCAGGGACGAGGTTGCTGTACTCGGCGATGTAGCCGTTGCAGCGACCTGCAGCGCTGTCCTCCATGATGAAGCGGCCAGTGTTTGCTGCCTTTTCGGTAGTCTTGAGAGCACCGAACACCTTTGCATTGGTGAGGTAGGCCATCTTGCCGCGGTTTGCGTTCACTGCGTTCACCTCAGTCTCGAGCTTCACAACGCTCTTCCAGTCGATGACTGCGCCGTTAGTGCCCATAGCGACAGAACCGATGCCGGTGGTGTTGAGGATACCGCGAGGCTCGTTGCCCGAACCAGAGCCTGCGATAGCTGCTGACTCGAGAAGCACTGCGTGTGCCTCGGTGATCTTGTTGATGAGGTCGTTCTCAACGTCGAAGGAAGTCTGACGGAGGAGATCCTTGGTCACGACTACGTTCACGCTGTTGCGGTGAGGCTTCATGACAGCCTTCGCATAGTTGGCCTTCTTGGTGTTGGCAACTGCTGCCTCTGCACCCCAGTCTGCTGAGATAGCAGCGGAAGTGATGACAGGGACTTCACCGATGAGGTCGGTGAGGACGGTTGCACCGAGCTGTGCTACGACGAGCTTCTCCTTGAGAGCCTCGACATAGCGAGCGGCCATAGTCTCGACGAGGTTTCCACCCTCAGCTGCTGTGCCAGCGTTCTGGCCCTGTGCTGAGCGGATGAAGGCTGATGGTACCACTGCACCGTTGGCGGTGAGGCCCATGCGGCGATACTCCTCTGCGCCCATCTCTGCGACCTCTGCCTCGAGGCCGGTGAGACCACGTCCCTCGGAGAGTTCACGGACGAACTTCACGAGGCTGAATGAACGACCTGCTTTCTTCTGAAGCTGGTCAAGTTTCTGCTCGGCAGCCCTCTGCTCGGCAGCCTCCACCTGGTTGGCTGCATCGAGTTCCTTCACAAGAGCGTCAAGCTCTGAAAGGCCCTTCTGAGTTGCCTCTGCATTTGATGCGTCGATTCCCTTAACCTCGGCAACCTTCGCGTTCAGGTCCTTGCGGATTTCTGCAATTGTTCTCATGCTGTTTTTGTTTTTTGGTTGTTATTACTGAAGCAAGGCTGCCCTTGCAATACTTGTTGCTTTGTCCAGAGCGAGCTGGCGTGCTGCGGTCTCCTCTGCGGCCTTCTTGGCTGCTTCGTCCTCGCCGCCCGGCTCCTCAACGCCTTCAGCACGGAGAGCCTTGAGCTCTTCTTCGGCCATATCGAGACCCCTCTTGAGTGCGTTCGGATTTGCCGGTATGTTGACCACTGACACCTCGAGGAGTTCCTGTCCGGCGTAGTAGTAGGTCTCACGAGTTCCGCCGATGACTTCCTCGCCCTTGCCCCATGCGCCCTTGCCTACAGGACGGAAGCCTACAGACACGGCCTTGAGCGTGCCGAACTGGAGCTTCTTGTAGACCTTGTCGGCCAGCTCGTTCATGCCTTCAGGCTCGAACTCAACGTCCACCATGAGGCGCTTCTTTCCGTTGCTCTCCTCGATGTAGGCGCGGCCCTTTCCTATGATGTTGTCAGGGTTGTCGGTGTCATCCCAGCCTCCGTAGACCTTGTGCTGGTAGCCGATCACTCCGTTGCTGTTGAACCTCTTGAGGTCCCAGTTGTCCTGATTGAGGACTGTGCCGGCAGAGTCGCGGGTACCGTCAGAAGCTACGAAGGTCATCTTGCGAGCTTCGTCCTTCTCATCCTTTCGGATCTCCGGTGACTCCAGGCACCTGAACATGATCTTCTGTTCTGCCATGATATGCTGTTTTTATTTCTGATCGTTGTCTTTTTCCTTGCCTACCACTCCACTGTTGAGCGGATAAAGCATGTCGTCAAGGCCTTCCTTGTGCTCGTATCCCTCGAGGGCTCGCACTTCGTTACGCGAGAGGTAGCCGTCGAGAATTGCGTTGTGATAGTATGCGCTGCGGGCCTGTGTGTCTCCTCTGAGAAGACCGTCAAGGCTGAACTTGATGCTGAACTTGTCCTGCTCATCACTGAAGAAAAGCTTGCGCTCCAGCTCTACCTCGAACTTCTTCACGATAGGGCGGAGTGTGTACTGTACGAACTGGATGGTCTGATGCTCGATGTTGCTGAATGTGGCATGCGAGAGCTCGGCCACCATGTGCGGCGGGATGCCGAGGATCCTGCAGACATCCTGGATGCTCAAGGTCTCCGACTGAAGAAGCTGCGCTGCCACCGGATTCACCGAGAGCTGCTTGTACTTCACGCCATACTCCAGGAGAGGCGTGTCGAAGTTCTGCGCTGCCTTCGCGAAGTGCTTCATGAAGGCCTCATACTTATCGTCTCCCAGGTTGCCGTCCGTCTCCATGACCGCCTTGATGTTGCCGCCCTTACGGTAGAACTCCCCGGCGAACTTCTCAGTCGCGAGAGACTTCGAGAGCGCCATTGCGTTGTACACGATAGGGTTCACGCCCACGAGGCCGTCAAGGCTCACGTCCATGACATGGATCATCTCTGAGTCAGGGTAGACTCCGTTGAGGAAATCTAAGTCTGGATCTGGCACCGTGACCTTGTACCACTTCTTGCCGTTCACCACAGTGACGCGGACGTTGTTCGGATGCACCTGATGAAGTTCTACAGGGTACACTCCAGCGGCGTCTCTCTTGATGACGGCGTAGGCGTTGCCCCAATCCTTGAGCCAGGTCGTGAGGACAGCGAAGAAGTTCTCCTTGTTGGTGTAGCTGTTCGGTGCGTTGAGCAGCTTTGTCACGCGATGATCCGAAGCCGAAGCGAGTCCGGTCTCTGTCATCCTGGTGACAGCCTTCGGAAGGCTGGCGATGTTCTCGGAGATGATACGGATGCCGGCATAGAACGCCGTGATCTTGAGCGCTGACTTATTGTCCACAGACACACCGAAGTCGATGCCCTGAGACACTGTGCTCAAGTCACCCACCACGTCGGCCTTGCTACCTACGCGCACGCTCCTCCTCTCCGACATCCATCGGGAGAAGGGACGAGTAAATATGGACCCTTGTCTTCTTTCGTCCATTTATCTGTTCCTGCTGTGATTGTACGCAAATATAGAACAAAGTAAAGGGCAAATAGTGGACATTTGTCCATTTGTATGAACTATTTGTTCACTTGCCTGTCGCGGTACTTCCTGAAGGCGTCATACGAAGGAAAGCGTGACTCTCCGAAGGTTTCTCTGCAAATGTCCTCAAGGTAGTCATAGACATCCTCCTGGATGGTGATGCCGTCCTCTCTGAGACGTCGCTTCGACTCTTCCCAGAAGGCCTTCAGGAATCCCGAACGGGTACCGAGTAGTCTCTGAATCTCTTCCATGTTGGCTATATGCTAAAGGTTCTAAGCTCGTGGTCCGCATAGATCTCGCCGGTCTCTCCGTTGGTGATGTTCAACCAACCTCCGACAGCGTCAACTGTGGCCACAACTCCGTCTATCTTATTACGGCTTCTCGCCTTGTCCAGCTTGACGTTCGCGTTCGGATCAATGTAGACCACCACGTTCCTCATCATCCATCTGAACACCGGATTGAAGCCGAAGTTCATGTTGTGCTTGAGCACCTCGGATTCGAGGCGCTTCGTAGGGACGGACATGTATCTGATGTTCTGCTGATACTCGATGAGGACCTCCTCATACTTGCCGAACTTCGTCTTCAAGTCCCACATGCCCCAAGGGTCAAAGGCGATACTCTTGATGTTGTAGTGACCCATCTCCAGGAAGAGCTGCTCCATGTACCAGTCCTCGTCGAGCACCTTGCCGGGGCAGACTGTGACCCAGCCTTCCTCCACCCAGCGCCGATAATCCACGCGGTCGTCACGGTTCTCCACCTTTGCCTCCGGAAGCACGAAGAGGAACTTCACATACTTGAAGCGAGGGAAGAAGAAGGCCGTGGCGCAGATGTCGCCCTTCGATGCGAGGTCAATGCCGACATAGCAGTCCTCGCCCTCGAGCTGGCTCTCGTCGAACTGATGGTTGCACAGTGCGACATCCTCGTCAGGCACCCACACCTTCGGAGCGTCCACCCACATGTTGAGGTTCTTTGTCTTGAAGCTCACGATGTACGTGCCGCCTCTGGTCTTGGCCTCTTTGTAGGTGCTACGCATGTACTCCCAGTCCAGAGAGACTCCGAGGTTCGGGTTCACTTTCTGCCATACAGACTCATCCTCCCAGTCGTCATCCTCGTCGGGTGTGTACAGCAGGAAGAAGTGATCGTCCTCCAGAGGTTTCACCCCGGACATCTCCTCCTTGTATGCCTCGATGTCGGCGAAGTATGGGTTGCTGACGTCAATGCCGGCGGTGCTGATGCTGAGCACGAACGGCTGAAGGCGTGC